CAACAGTCTGAGGCGTAATACTACGCCTTTATCAGAAGATAGGATTAAAGTTTAAAATCCTCAAAGTCATCAACATCAACTTTAGAATCAATTTGACCCACCAAATAGGAGCTGACCTCCACTTCTTGTGGTGCAACCTGTACATTGTCTGACACCAACCAAGCATTGATCCAAGGAATTGGGTTGGAGCGAGTGGTGAACGGCAGTGGTAAGCCGACCGCCTGCATACGAATATTGGTGATATATTCTACATATTGGCACAAAATATCTTTATTTAAGCCGATCATTGAACCGTCTTTAAACAGATAGTTTGCCCACTCTTTTTCCTGTTCGGCAGCAGCAACAAAGAGATCATAAGCTTCTTGTTGGCACTCTTCGGCGATTTCTGCCATTTCCGGATCATCTTGACCTGCCGCTATAATATTTAGAATATGTTGTGTCCCGGTAAGGTGAAGTGCTTCATCACGCGCAATAAATTTGATGATTTTCGCATTGCCTTCCATTAATTTACGTTCTGCAAAAGCAAAAGAGCAGGCAAAAGAGACGTAAAAACGGATCGCTTCCAATGCGTTAACACTCATCAAGCAGAGATAGAGCTGGCGTTTTAAATTGCGCAATGTTACTTGATATTCTTTACCGTCAACGGTGTAAGTGCCTTCGCCATAAAGTGAGTAGAGTTGCGAATCGCGAATTAAATCATCGTAATAAGCAGAAATATCTCTTGCACGTTTGATAATTTCTTGATTGGTGACAATATCATCAAACACAATCGAAGGATCATTAACAATGTTACGAATAATGTGTGTGTAAGAACGGGAATGAATGGTTTCCGAGAAGGTCCAAGTTTCAATCCAAGTTTCTAATTCCGGAATGGATACCAATGGCAACAATGCTACATTTGGGCTACGACCTTGAATTGAGTCGAGCAGTGTTTGATATTTTAAATTACTGATAAAAATATGTTTTTCGTGTTCCGGTAAAGATTGGTAGTCAATACGATCTTGAGAAACATCCACCTCTTCCGGACGCCAGAAGAAAGAGAGCTGTTTCTCAATAAGTTTTTCAAAAGTTTCATATTTTTGTTGATCGTAACGTGCCACATTCACGTTTTGCCCGAAAAACATCGGCTCTTTAAGTTGATCGTTTTTATGTTGTGAAAAAGTGGTATAAGCCATTTTTATTTCCTCGAATTAGATACCGACAATAAAAAGGTCAGAAGCACTGACCTTTTTATTAGAATTAAATCTTACAAGCACCGCCGGCGCAGCCATCATCAAGATCTTCTTGACTGTCCTCAGCACCGTCACGTGTATTTTGATAATAAAGCGTTTTTACGCCATATTTATAAGCTGTCAACAAATCTTTTAACAACACTTTCATTGGCACTTTGCCGTCTTCAAAGCGTTGCGGATCATAATTGGTATTAGCCGAAATGGATTGGTCGATAAATTTTTGCATAATCGCAACTAAATGCAAGTAACCATCGTTATTCGGAATATCCCAAAGCAATTCATAATTTTCACTTAAATTTTCATAATCCGGCACGACTTGACGCAAAATACCGTCTTTCGATGCTTTAATGCTGACAAAGCCACGTGGCGGTTCAATACCATTGGTTGCATTAGAGATTTGTGAAGAGGTTTCTGACGGCATTAATGCGGTTAAGGTTGAGTTACGCAAGCCAAATTCTTGAATCTCTTTGCGTAAACTTTCCCAGTCATAATGCAGTGGTTCTTTGGTTAAACTATCGACATCTTTTTTGTAGGTATCGATCGGTAAAATACCTTTGGCATAAGTTGTTTCATCAAAGAATTTACAAGGCCCGAACTCTTTTGCTAATTGGTTTGATGCCTTCAATAAGTAATATTGAATCGCTTCAAAAGTGCGGTGAGTTAAATCATTGGCAGAACCGTCCGAATAACGTACACCGTTTTTGGCTAAATAATAGGCATAATTAATAACACCGATACCTAACGCACGACGACCCATTGCTCCAATTTCAGCTGCTTTCACCGGATAGTTTTGATAATCCAATAAAGCATCCAATGCACGAACTGCCAAATCAGCTAAATCTTCCAATTCATCCAAATTGTTTAATGCACCAAGATTGAATGCAGAAAGGGTACAAAGCGCAATTTCACCGTTTTCATCGTGAATATGTTGCAACGGCTTGGTCGGTAACGCAATTTCAAGGCAGAGATTGGATTGACGCACCGGTGCCACTGGCGGATCGAACGGCGAGTGAGTATTACAATGATCCACGTTTTGGATATAAATACGACCGGTTGATGCACGCTCCTGCATTAATAACGAGAACAGTTCGATAGCTTTAACCGAACGTTTACGAATATTCGGATCCTGTTCATATTTTAAATAAAGCTGTTCAAATTTTTCCTGATCGGCGAAGAACGCTGCATAAAGCCCCGGCACATTAGATGGGCTGAAGAGTGTAATATCTGCGCCTTTAATTAAACGTTGATACATCAGTTTATTTAACTGCACACCGTAATCCATATGGCGCACACGGTTATCTTCAACACCACGGTTATTTTTTAACACCAATAAACTTTCAACTTCCAAGTGCCAAATCGGGTAATAAACGGTTGCTGCGCCACCACGAACGCCGCCTTGCGAGCAGGATTTCACCGCTGTTTGGAAGTGTTTATAAAATGGAATACAACCAGTGTGGAACGCTTCGCCATTACGAATTGGGCTACCTAGTGCTCGAATAGCGCCGGCATTTACACCGATACCGGCACGTTGTGAAACATATTTCACAATAGCGGCAGAAGTTGCATTAATTGAATCTAGACTATCATCACATTCAATTAATACACAGGAGCTGAATTGACGAGTTGGGGTACGAACACCCGCCATAATTGGTGTCGGCAATGAAATTTTAAAAGTGGAAGTCGCATCGTAAAAACGGCGAATATAATTTAAACGAGTTTCTTTTGGATATTGTGCAAATAAGGAAGCTGCAACCAAAATATATAAAAATTGTGCAGATTCATAGATTTCACCGGTTACACGATTTTGGACGAGATATTTCCCTTCCAACTGTTTGACTGCCGCATAAGAGAAAGTCATATCGCGCCAATGGTCGAGATAAGTGTCCATTTCATCCCACTCTTCGCGAGAATAATCAACCAAAAGTGACGCATCGTATTTTCCCATACGCACTAAACGTTTTACCTGTTCATAAAGACGAGGCGGTTCAAAATGACCAAAAGCTTTTTTACGCAGATGGAAAATCGCCAAGCGAGCAGCAAGATACTGATAGTCCGGTGTATCTTTGCTGATCAAATCAGCCGCCGATTTGATGATTGTTTCGTGGATATCGGAGGTTTTAATGCCTTCATAAAATTGAATATGTGAACGCAATTCTACTTGCGAAACAGAAACATTCTCTAAACCTTCTGCCGCCCAAGTAATTACACGATGGATTTTATCCAAGTCGATAGGCTCTAAACGCCCATCACGTTTAGTTACTCGAAGTGATGTATTCATTAAAAAAGATCCCTAACACAATATGTTGTATTTTTAAAAAAATTTTCGTCAATATAATGTGTTTCGAGAAAAACTCAAGCAGAAAAATTTGTGGAAATGAGAGATCTGCAATTGACAAAAACTAACTTATTTAAAAATAAAGAATTTCTCAATTTGCTTTTGAATCCATTCGTACAAAAAGAAAACATTGCACAAAATAAGTACAACAATCTATTTAATTCCTATTAAAATCAATAATATAAATGGTTTTGTAAAAATTGACAGATTTGATTTATAAAAGAGTATTCATTTGATAGCGTTGAGATTACCTACGATCACAACTATTAAGATTTTTTAAAGTGTAGCACCTTGTTACTAACCTTGTTACTAAAATCTTTGGTCAGAACCGATTTAATACGAAAGGTTACGAGGGGCAAAACAGCCGAAAAGCCTTATTATTACTAGATTTATAAAGTTTTTTTGATGAGATATGAAAGGTTGCGAAAGGTAAGATGGTGCACCGGGTGGACTCGTTTTAATTATTTATATGATTGATTTTAATTGATATTTTATTAATTTGTTCATAGTTACTTTTATAGTTACTAAAATCCAAAGCCACCCTAATTTGTTACTATACAGCTTTATTTTAGCTTAGTTTTCTCTTTGCCGAACAATATTTTTTATAAATAGTGTACACCCTATTCACCTTTTATATATTTAAAGAAAAAAATAAATATATATCAATAATATATATAATATTTTTAGGGTGAACACGAGTGTTAACCAGTGTTCATCAGTGTTCACCTTTGAAGAAGTTTTAAATCTGTATTTAGTGGCTTAAATTGAGCCACTAATTTAATTTTGTATTTTCGACATTTATCGACATCATTTTAGAGGGTGATTTTTATTTTTTGATCACGCTATAAACCCTTATTACATAAGGCATAAGCAGGCAAAGCAATGATATTTTGATCCCCCTATTTGCCTTAATTATTCAACAAGATGATGATGACTAGATAAGCGAAAAATTGCCGAAAACCGCGCGCCCGTAACCCCGTGGAAAGCCCCACCCCGTTGGGAGTACCTTTTTCATAGGAGGGCGGGCAAAAAGTTCACGAAAAAGCCCAAGCAACCGCCCCTGTAACCTTATGTAATCGCTATTACAGTTTTTCTACCTTTTTTAAGATAATCATTGAATTAATCCCATTTTGGGATATAATCAATTCAAAAATTGAGGGAAAGAAATGCGAATTATCTCAACGGCGAAATTAATCGCTTACTATCAAAAGCACCCAGAAACGGAACAGCCCTTAAAAGCCTGGATTGCGGAAGCTAAAAAAGCAAACTGGCAAAGCGTTCACGATATAAAGGCACAATATCGTAATGCAAGTATTTTAAAAAATCGCCGTGTTGTCTTTAACATTAAAGGCAATGATCACCGCTTAATTGTTGCTATCGCGTTTCAGATGGGGGCGATTTACATTAAATTCATAGGCACACATAAAGAATATGACAATATCAACGCAGATAGCATTGAGCCATGCAGATAGCATTGAGCCATAAAGGGAGGGAAGAAATGAATATCAAGCCAATAAGAACAGAAGCCGATTATCAAGCGGCGTTACGCAATATAGAGCCTTATTTTGATTTAGAGCAAATGACAGAAGAACAGCAAGATTATTTTGAAATAATGCTTGCTTTGATTGAGGCTTACGAGGCGAAGCACTACCCAATAGAACCGCCCGATCCAATAGAAGCCATTAAGTTTAGAATGGAGCAACAAGGGCTTGAAATTAAAGATTTAGAAGGGATTATTGGCAAGCCTAATAGAGTTTATGAAATCTTCAATAAAACAAGACCGCTAACGCTAAATATGATTAGAAATATCAATAAAAAAATGGGTATTAGTGCAGATATTTTAATCCACCAGCATTAAGAACTTATTCAATTAAAAATAGCCTTGCCGATTGGCAGGGCTTTTTTATTACTGGATAAAAATACAGTAAAATGATTGCGCTTGTGATTTATGTAGACGTATAATGACGCACAAAGAAGCAATTAATCAGTGATTAACTATTCCTTAATAACTCAAAATTAAGTGCAACTAGAGACGGCGTAATTAACCGGCTTGAAGAGAAAGTAACCCTATTTGCTTTTCTGTTGCACTACCATCAACAAATAGGGCAACGTATAGGGGCGGAACGTGATCGACGTTAAAGCAATAATCCAACAAGAAAAGTTAGAAAAGAAGAGAAATTATATATTAATTACTGAATTTCTTGATTTGATAAAAAGAGATAATCCGAAATGCAATTTTTCTGAAATTATTGATTGCCTCTTTATTAAATTAAAAGAGAACAACCCTAGAACAATCACGCATAATTTTAAATATAGAGATTTTGAAGATATTACAGTGTATGTGTTACCGGAGGAGATTGGAGAAAATGCAATTGAAACATCACGATGTTTTTTTGAGATATTAGCAGATATTAAGAAACATTTTTTGGTTGCTTATTCTTTTTTAGATTATTCCGATGACAAGAAAGCAATAAACTTTATATCTGAAAATAATAAAGACTTTTTTATATCAAAGCCACAAATAGAAAGACTTTTAAGCGTTAAATTAGATAAAGAGAAATCAAAGCAAGAACAGGAAGAAACTTTAGACTTACAAAAAGAAATTGCAATAGCCAAGAAAAGAATAATTGAGTTAGAAACAATATTACAAAGCAAAGAAGAGCAAGCCGAAAAAGTGAATTTCAATGCTGTTGATTATGATCAATTTAGCATTTACGGCCATACAAGCGAAAATTTAAATATTGTTTTTGAGGTTATAAAGAAATTTGCCTCGAAAGTGGATAAAGACAATCCGCACTCTTACCCAACGAAAGAGGAATTAAAGGCATTTATCAAACGCTATTTTAGTGATAATGAAAAGTTAGCCGAAGCGATTTATCAAATAATTATACCTGAAAATGTGAAAACAAGAGGAAGAACACCGCAAGGCGTAGAGACCTTTCAAGGCTTTAATTAACGGCAATTATTACATAAATAAGGCTATATTCTAATAAAGGGTATAGCCTTTTTTTATGGGCTTTATTCTATATCCTTTACAAACCCTTTTAGTCTATAACTTAATCCTTTCATTTTCCATAATCCACCACCACCAAGACGCACAGGGATAAACCTAGACTTATTTAGCAACGTATTTTTAAAGGGGGAAATAATGGAAAAAGCACCTATCGAAAAACACTACACACAAAAAGAACTCACAGCGTTAGGCATTGGATCACGTTCAACAGTAGATCGCCTTGTGCGTGCAGGCAAATTAAAACGGGTAAAAATTGGGGCTTGTAGCCGTTACCCTGAAAGCAGCGTAAAAGCCTATTTAGACAGTATCAACGCATAAGGGGGAAAGATGGAACACGCCAAAAAACTCATTTCAGGCAAAGAAGTTTGTGCGGTTGTTGGCTTTGGCCGCACAAAATTAAATGAGCTAGTTAAAGCAAATCAATTCCCACAGCCGATCCGCTTTTCACAAAATTTTATCCGCTGGGATTTAGATGAAGTGAATGCGTGGATTGAAGAACAGAAATCAGCGCGCTCTGGCAACCAATCCAAAACTGGTTTGGTTGAATAACGATAAATCAAAGGTAATCAAATGCAGCATAAAGGCATTATTGGATTTATCAGCAGATTATTAACGATAGTCAATATAGGAGGAAATATGAGCGAACAAGGAGCAGACAAAGCAGGGCAAACCGTATCAAGTGGCATTAAATTTTTTTTATGTTGTGGTGGCTTAGCACTATTAGCGGTTGCCTGTTCTTTTGGTTATTACCTAATTAAATAAAACGCAGACAAGAAAAACACAGCAAGGAGGAATTATGCAAATCACTGACACCAGTCGCCACACGCAGCGATTAGCCATTCTGAACAGGTTAAAACAAGGGGCTTGTTCAACATTGGAATTTAGAGCAATGAGCATTTGTAGCCCGGCACCGCGTATTATGGAGTTACGCGCACAAGGCTATGACATTTCCACCAGCAAAAAAAACGAAATCGATCACGCAGGTGTTAAACACAACGGCATAGCCGTTTACACCTTACATTCAACACCGGAGGACTAAAGAAATGACAACATCACAGACAAAAATAAAACTAGGCGAAATCAAAGGACTCATCACCCAAATCAAAGCACTTTCAGAAGCTGGCGGATTAAATGCGGTTTCAATGGTAGAGCAAGGCACATCAAAGCCCGTTAGCCGAACAGGCATTTTTAAATCTATCAACACGATTGCAGCACTGGCAGAAATTGAAATGCAAGAGCTGGCGGAAAATATCGAGCAGGCGAAAACCTTGCTAGATATAGCCATCACGCAAAGCGGACAAGTTACCGATAAAGATGGCAAGCCGTTATCTGTTGAAGAAGTCTTAGAATTGGCATTTGACGTACTCACCGAAACGGAAACGCACTTAAATACGCTTATTAACCACTAATTTTTATTAGTCACAGAGTGTCACAATTTGTCACATTGTCACAACTTACACCGCTGGTGGAAGTGACAAATGAAACTAAGCAAAGAAAAAGGCTTACAACGGTAAGCCTTAATATTCAATATCTAGAAAACAGGATGATTTATGCAAATCACGAAAACCAATTATAGTCAAAATATGAATATCGTTCATCAAAATTTTAAAGTGAATGAAAATTTTTATCGTGCAACCGACGCAAATTTATCGTATTTTAACACCGCACTTTCAAACAGTGCCGAGCCTGGAAACTCGAACGATATATCAGTGGCGGATAAATGCACGCCTCTTAATGCGTGTTTTTTTATGCGTAGCACAAACACACCCCAAGAACGCCCCGAGCGTCTTTCTATGGTGACGTGTTATGGGAAAGGTTTCGCCCTTTGCTGTGTTCCACTGATCGCAGTTTTCCAGCCCGTAACACGTTACCGCCAAAGCCTGGAAACTTTTGCGGTAACTTCTCAAAATTTATTCAGTGGAGTTACAGCAATGCTTTATCTATTCAAAGCCGTAAGCCGTTCAGACTTACGCAATACCAAAAAACATTTTTCCTTATTCCCACGCTATACCGTTCGCATAAATGCCGACAGTATCAAGCAAGCCACCGCACAAGTCGCCCCGTTTTTTGTGATTTTGGAGGTGAAAAATGCGTAATCTTACCTTGACCCCTAATGTAGTAAATTGTAGTATTGCAAGCACTACTACATACAACGGAAACCGCACCCGTAAGACTTGCGGATTTTTTACACCTCAAATTCATATCCAAGGGCTACTAACCCTATCAGATAATGCCGAATTTGTGGCAAGGTCTATACGCCGAACTAAGGCGGAGTTTATCCGTACGAATAAGGCGAGCCGTTTGTATGCGGTAGTTGAAGCCTTGCCACACCTATTACAGGTTGGCAAATCATTTACTAAAACATACAAGAGAATGTCCACAATGAAAACTATCACAAAAACCACCGCACTTATAGCGGGAACTTTCCCTATTGCGTTCACTTCAGCTATGGCGGAGGTGAACAATGGCTAAATCAACGACAACCACACAAAACCAGCATTATTTGCAAGCACAATCCCGTTTATGGGAAGCCTATACCATTGTTTTAATGGCAAGTAATGCGAATGAAGAAGTGAGTGTTACTGATATGCAAACCGCTTTGCGTGGTGCGTTGGTATTAATGGATCAAGGTTTAGAGCATTTAGGGGAGGTATAGAGATGAGCAAGCCAACCTTAACAATGAGCCATTTCCCACAATGGAAACGCCAAGGGGAACTAATCAAACAAGCAAACCGCAGATGCTTTGATAATTTCCCTGATGCTTTTCATCATAAAACTCAGATGAAAAAAGAGAGCCAAGCCCTACTTGAAGGGCTTGTACAAGGGCGTAAATTGTTGCTTGAGCTAATCAATGATCAAACGTTAAACACTGAACAGCAAGCAAAAAATAAAGCCTTTAAACGTTCAGCCAAGTTTTTAATTGAGCTTTTAACGGCAGTGGTGGCGGATGTGGAACAGTTGGAAACCGAGCGGACGGAAAGCGAGAAATTGGCGGAGGGTGAACAATGACTAAACCATTGAAAAACGCCCCAAATATGGCAAAGCAGAAGATGGGTGAGCCTTATAGTGCTTTGACTATGCTAGCCGGATCTAATGCGTGGCAGGCGTGGAATAACGGCAATGGCACAGAATGGCTACTTATTGCGGAAAACGACAGCGAACGGCGCAACGCCGTTCCCGTTATTCTAGGTGAAGCGCAGTTAAAGCAGATTGGCCAATATCGATTAGCCCCAAAAGATAAAAAGATGATTGATATTTTCCAATATGGCGAGCTTAGCAGTGATCAATTAGATGAAATTTGCTTAAACCTTGCCAAACACACCGAAGCGCAAACAGTCGCTTTATATAATTCTATTGGTGACAGAATGGAGGATTTAAGCGGCTACATTGAAAGAATGAGAAAAGGCGACACGGTGGCCAATGAACAGGAAGATAGAGGATGGTTAAACCGTGATGAAACGGTTAAAGACAGTTCCGCCACTAACGAAAAAGCCCGAGCTTTTAAGCAGTGGTTAGGGCTAGATTTAGCGTTACAACGTGGAAGCGGTGAAATTTACGCTTACGGTGGGGCAACTTGGCAACGGTTAGACAGTGACACGCTAGAAGATAACGCCGTGTTATTCTTTGAAGAAAATCACCTTGCTTATAGTGATATTGGCGTTTTGAGATTGATCAACACCTTAAAAATGCAATTGCCTAAAATGCCTGATCCGTCTTCTGCGTTGATTTATTTTAAAAATGGCACGTTAAACCGCAATGATTTAACCTTCAGCCCAATTAAACGGGAAGATTTTATCATTTCCCATCTTGATTGCGACTACACGGGCAAGGCCGAACCCACACCGCACTTTGATAGCTGGCTGAACTTTGTCGCCAACGGCAACGAACAGAAAAAAACGAATATTCTGGCCGCACTTTATGCGGTGTTGACCAACCGTTATGACTGGCAACTCTTTTTTGAAATCACCGGCGATGGCGGAAGTGGTAAATCTGTTTTTGCCAAGATTGCGACAATGCTAGTAGGCAACAATAGCACCGCACAAGGACGATTAGAAGATATGGACGACCCAAAAGGGCGAGAAAACTTCATCAATAAAAATTTGATCACCAGTTCCGAACAGTCACGCTATGGCGGTGATGGGGCAGGATTAAAGAGCATTACCGGAGGCGACCCGGTAAGCATTAACCCAAAATATAGAAAACCTTTTGATACGGTTATTCAAGCGCTGGTGATGATAGTCAATAACGAAGCGACCCGATTTACAGAACGTTGCGGAGGCATTGACAGACGGCGTGTTATTTATTGCTTTGATCGTGTTGTTCCTGATGAGCAATGTGACCCGGACCTATTGGCAAAGATTGAACAAGAAATTAGCGGCGTGGTTTATCAGCTTATGCAGCGATTTAAAGACCCAATGGACGCAAAACGGGCTTTACACAATCAGCAGGGAAGTGAAGAAGCGTTAGAAGTAAAATCACAAACCGACCATATCACCGAATTTTGTGGCTATTTCTTCACAAGTGAGCAATGCAACGGGCTATTTGTGGGCAATGCTGGAATGTTTAGGGCAGAACGCACACACCTTTATCCGGCATATCTTGCCTTTACCAGAGCTGGCGGCATAAAAAGCGAATTAAGCCTAAATAATTTTGCTATATCACTGAAACAAGGGCTTAAACAGCACGGAAATAAGCCTGACTATGCCAAAAAAAGAACAAAATCAGGCTTTCGCACTAACGTGCATTTTAAGGATGTAGAAGAGTTTATAAAATCCTTTATAAAATAAATAGTTAGGTTTAAAAATAGGGCAGAAATGCCCTTTTTTATTGCCTAAAATAGCCTAAAAGGGTGCACCCCTAAAGTGAACACTCTACACCCTATTTTTTATATTTAAGATATTGAAATATAAATAAAAAATATTGCTAATGCACAGGGTGAACACCTTTTAGCAAAAAAAATTTATTGGACTAGATAGTCTTTTCGCACTTTTCCACATAATCGCCCCAAATTTGCATAGCCGGGCGACGTAACTCAACATAATCATAACGATTATAGGCTTGACTGGTTGAGTCGCCTATCTTATGAGCAAGGCAGCTTTCAGCGATCCGAAAATCAATCGCCTGTTCTTCTAAATACGTTCTAGCAATAGATCGTAAACCGTGGCTATCCTGAATGCCTTTATAGCCAATTTTGCGCAAAGCATTAGCGACCAGCTCTTTACTCGCCGACCTATTAGGCAAGTGATTATGAGGAAACACAAAACAATGTTGCCCAGTCATTGGCTTTAACTCTTGTAGCAGAGAAAGCATTTGCGAAGAAAGCGGCACAATATGGGAAAATTGCCCTTGCTTAGTTTTCTTCATTTTAATAGCAGGAATAACCCAAAGATTTTTAACAAAGTCTATTTCCGCCCATTCAACCGATACCGCTTCAGCAGGTCTAACCATTGAAAGCAGTTGCCACTTAAACAAGAGCTTAGTAAGCAAAGAAAGCCGAGCATTGGCGACATCAAAGAGCAGTTTAGGCAGTTGTTCCGGCTTAATTGCCGGGTGATTGGTTTGCGGTGCTTTATGATAAGCACTTGCCGCCTTTTGGCATAAATTTATCTGAATCACGCCGATTGTGACGGCATAATTCAAAATCTGATTGGTTAGATTGAACATTCTATGTAGCGTATCATTAAAGCCCTGATCGTCTAGAGGCTTTAACACTTCAATGAGCAAAGGGGAAGTGATTTTGTCTATTTTATAATTGCCAATCACCGGGAATAGATAGCGTTCAAGCCTAGCCCAATTTTTTTGCATTGTAAGCGGTTCTACTTCTTTCGCCCTTTTTTCTTTCCAACGGCAGGCAATGGAATAGAATGTATGTGATTGTTCTTGCTGTTGTAATTTTATTTGTTCTTGCGGATCGACACCATTAGCCAACAACGCCCGAAATTCCTCACGTTTTGCCCGGTCAATTTCTGTATTGGTTAAAGGCTTTGTAACCCTTGCCATATCAAGTTCCTTTTGTTTTTAGTAACTATGTAAAAACAAATTTAGCACATAGTTACTATGATAGTTACTAAAATCTTTGGTCAGAACCGATTTAATACGAAAGGTTGCGAGGGGTAAAACAACCGAAAAGCCCTGTTATTACTGGATTTAAAAGGTTTTTTGATTAGATATGAAAGGTTGCGAAAGGTAAGATGGTGCGACCGGGTTATCTTTAAAATCTAATTAAATCAAACATTTATAATTGATGGTGTAAATCGGTGTAATTGATGGTTTTATATTCAATTTTTTATTGATTGCTTAATAATTGTTTAATTTTGCGTTTTTCGTCATCGGACAGTTGTTGAATTAAGGTTAAAGTTAAATCATTAGCAATAAGTTGTGATGTTTTGGTGGAGTGGGAAAATTGCAGGTTGAGGACAAAACGGTGACCGCATTGTGGGTTTAAACATTGGCAATAAATGCGGCTAAGTTCCGGGTGTTCTTTTTGTGTTTTGGTAATGGCGGATTTGTGATGGCAAACTTTACAAAAGACTGTTAATGATTTTGGCATAGTAGACAATAGCGTAAAATGTTGTTTTGCCATTATAGCAGTCTAGGCGTATAGAAGTCTATTTTTGAAATAGACTTCTAGATAGTGTTGAGGTGCTTAATCTTTTTTTAAGTTGCGATAAATTTCACAAAGTTTTTTAATGCCTTGCGGTCGGGTGCTTGCTAATTCGGACAAAACAGCATCGAATTCAGTAGCAAGATCGGCATCAAGTCTCAGTGAAATCGCCTTAACCTTACCTTCTTCAAGTGCTTTTTTATTGTAAGCGGCAGCAGTTTTCGCGCGTAGTTTTTTGCTGTGTTCGGTGTTGCTATTTGCCATTTCTTTTTACCTCTTGCTTTTTGTGTTTATGTTGTTTATAGTGTTTAGGAATTACCTAGCGGTCGTGCCAGCAACCGCTAGGATTTGGTTCATTGCTAATAGGCGTTTGCGCTAATCGCCATTAGTAAAATGAACAGGATTATTAAAGCAATGTGACGCATAATCCTAATTCCTATTCAATGCCCCGAACTGAACGAGTCGGGGCTTTCTCGTTTCTAGCCCTTGCTAGATGTGTTTATTATATTCAATATAATAATAAAATGCAAGAAATTTTTAATAAAAAACCGCTTTTTAGCGGTTTTTTGTTGAGAACTTAATAAATTATTTTGCCTTTATTTGCTTATCTCTTTTAAATAAGATTTTGTTTTTATTGCTGATTTCTGGGTCTTTGTTGATTTGTGCCGCAATAAAATCTTGTAGTGGGTATGCCTCGGTTTCGCGGTATGCCGCTAAGATTTTCAGAGGGTCACCTAATCCACCGGTGTTGCTCGGGATGATGCCGGATAAGCCGGGTGGGAAACGGTGAGCGGTTAAAACGTCTTGCGCGGAAATGTTTTTAATGCGGTCAAATTCGTCTTTTCTACCGGTGTCGCCAACGGAGATTAATTTCACGCCGTCAGGGTTGCCGTTAGGGATGTTGATAAACATACTTTTGAAATTGCCAACGCCTTTTGATTGTTCAATTTTTTTTCTGATAGCGTCTTCTGCATCTTGATCTAAGTCAGGGTCAATAGTGTAGAGGATGAAGCCCATATGCGCACCGTTTGAGTAGTAACGACGGCGAAAAATGGTAGCGTCACTGTTTAATAATGCTGACTCAATACCGCCGACATAATCAGGCGCGCCATAGGTTTGTTGTAGCGGATCATAGAGTTTAAGGAAAATAATATCGTTTTTGTCGTAGTGATAATATTGCGCCGTGTCGTTGTAGAGCGATTTACGCAGTAAATAGAGATAATTGCCGTCTTGTTTAACACGTAAATAGAGGGACGATAACACGTGCAGGCGGATAACCTCACCAAACACATTGCGAATTTTTAGCAAGGCAACATCGCCAAACTGGATAAGGTTTAAGCAGAGTGTTTTCATATCAACAAAGTCGCCGACAAAGCCGGCACTGACAATATTGGCGCGACTTTGCAGAATGCCGCAATGTTGGGCGTTGTGATATGGCAACTTTGCCAAAATAGCCCGATTATAGGGTGGCAGGTAACAATTTAAGGTGTTATCAACAATTAGCCCTAAATGTTCAAGCCCGCTTGGCTCGAAAAGATTAAACGCTTGCGGCATCTGTTTCGTTACCGCTTTATTTTGCTTTTGTTTTAAATAATATTTAGCCATAGTTTGTCCTTTTAGTTTAATGCCCACGTAGAGCGTCGGCGCGGTTTGTTGTTTAATTCTTTACGGTTGATGGCGTTAGCGATTGCCCAAAACACGTCGGCGTGTTGATTCTGGCTGGTGCGTTCCGCAACAAAGGTGGCCCTATCGCCCGATTTTGTAGTAGTTTGTTTAATCATCAAGAACGCTGCCGGAATATCGGACTCTTGGTTTGACCATTCCAACATATTTTTTTCGATTAAATGGTGTACTTTTAAAACGAGTGCCGCTTTGCTTTCTACACTATAAATAATCGGCACGGTTTCACGCCGTGCAAACAAGGTGATCATTTCATACACGCCCACGCCAACGCCGCTGGTGTCAATGCCGATATAGCTCACGTTGTAGCGTTGGTAGATTTGTTTAATCTGTTCCGCCTGATAGCTATAGCTTAAGCCGTGCCATTGGTGGCGTTCCAATATGCGATATTTTTCGCCGGGCAGCACCGGTGGCGCAATTACCACAAAACTTGCACCGTCGTAGCTTTTTGCCGGGTCATAGCCGCACCACACTTCACGATTATCAAGAGGGCGGTCGCTATCCGGTCGAAAGTCTTGCCATTTGCTGATGTCGGTTGCACATTTGAGCAATTGCGAAATATTGAAAATGGAGTCGGCGTCATCAATCCATTTACACATAAATAACTGATCAAAGGCAGCTTTGTTATATTTGCGCTTTAATGCCTCAAGGTCGAACAGCTCGCCGGCACCGCCGGCTAATGCGTCATCAATGGTGATAACGTACCGCCATTGACCATCAGGGCATTCACGACCGCCGTCACGCATCTCTTTTATTGTCGGAAACGGTATATTTTTGCGCTTTGCGTCTTTGCCGCGCCAATCATCACCGTTCCAAAATTGGTAGGCACTATGTCGAGTTGAGCTTGGCGTGCTGAAGTAGGTTTCACGCCATTTTTTATGCGTTGCCATTGCGGAGGCAACAGTGTAAAACTCAGTAAAATTGCGCAGCCACGCATATTCATCGCCGTAAATATGCCCGTGATAACCTTGTGCCGTGCTTTTGTTGGTCGACAAAAAATGCAATTCTGCGCCATTGCTTAACACAATCGGATTCCCTTTTAGCTCAACCTCAAAAAACTGTAGAGCCATTTTGCGGATGTAGGTTAAGAAAATTTCCGCTTGCCGTTTTGAGGCAGATAAAAAGATTTGGTTATCACCGGTTAAAATAGCGTCTTCTAACGCCTCAAAGGCGAAATAGTAGGTCATACCGACTTGTCGGGATTTTAAAATATTGCGCACTTTTCGGTGTTTATTATCTCGACAAGTCAATTGATATTTGAATAACGTATTTAAAAACGGTTGCATCATTTCCGGCGTGACGTGCGAAATGTCGTTTTTCTTGCGCCGTTTTGATTTTTTGCTTTGGCTTTGATCCGGCTGTTCGTTGTGCCGGTCGTTATATGTCATTGCTGCAGTGCTTTTCGCCGCTTGTGTAGCACGTTGTTTTTTATACTGCAGGTCTTTGTCGATAAGCGATTCCAACTCTTTAATTTCTTGTTCGCTTTTGTTTTCGCGGTCGACCAGCGTCAAAATGCGCAGCGAGATCAATTCCTCAACGCCGTGTTCATTCAGCAGGTTGCGCCAGTTGTATTTTTCCGCCCAGTAGTAGATGGGGCGCGCACTGTTTAGCTTTAATTCTTGCGCAATTTCTTGCGGTGTGAATTTTTTCAAATAGAGGTGTTTAGCGGCGTAGATAATCTCGTCGCTATAACGTGTTGATTTTCTGATTCTTAATTTTGTCTCTTTCATAGGCGTAATTTTGCGCACTCTTGGCTAAAAAATCGTGTAGCAATTTTCGGAAATCGTCGGAAATGGTCGGTTATCCTCGCATTTCCGACGATTTCCGAATTTTGGCGGATGTAATTTGTGCAAAAAAATCACAAGATAGCGGCAGATTTATTTTTAAGCGTGGAGAGAGTGTAAAAAATGGCAGATAAATTGGAGCTTGTAACCGATTTTGTTTGTGTGGCAACCAGCGGTAAAACCGCAGACGGTCGGGAGATTTCAGCGGCAGACTTGCACGCAATGGCGGAGAGTTATGATCCGTCAGTCTATACCGCGAATATCTGGTTGGAACATTACCGCTTTTTGTCAAATTTTGGGCAAGTCAAAGAGCTGAAAGCAACAGATGAAGGCGGAAAAACAAAATTGTATGCTCGGTTGGCACCAAATGCGCGCTTGCTTGAGCTAAACAGAGAGGGTGTCGGTTTATTTACCAGCATTGAAATTACACCAAATTTTGCCGATACCAACGCCGCCTATTTGACAGGTTTAGCCGTCACAGACAGTCCGGCAAGTATTGGCACAACGCAGCTCCATTTTTCTAAACGTATCAAAGATGATGTGATTGTGGGGCAGCCGGAAAAACTGGAAGCGACCTTATTTACTAAAGAAGAGCAGCAAGAGTTATCAGCATTAAAACGCTTTTTTACGCGTCTTTTTAATTCCAATTCTGAAAATAATAACAACAAAGAGGAAGAGTCAATGAACGAACAGCAATTTGCACAACTGGAACAAACGATTACCGCAGCGATTGCAGCAGGTTTTTCCGCTATGCAAGCAAAGGCAAATCAGACAGCGGAGCAGGAAAAAACAGAGTCGGCAAAATTTACGGCGGAAACAGAAAAAACAGAACCGCAAAAATTTGCCACAGAGCAACAAGTGGCAGAGTTATCCGCAAAAGTGGAGCAGTTGACAGAAGCCTTCAATCAGGCGAAACAACAGGCGGTGACAGAAGTTCCGCAAGGCGAGCCGACAAAATCGGCGTTGAATTTTGCTGTTTAAGCGGTCGGGAACAAATAAAAAAAAAAGGGGACAAAATGAGACGTAAGGCGGAGTTTTATTCATTTTTGCGCAACGTTGCAAATTATTACGGCACAGATGTAGATGCATTAATTCGGGGTGAGTCATTCGCGCTTGAAGTGCCGAAAGCAGCGGAGCTTGGCGAAAATATTCAGCAACGGTCTGAATTTTTAAAATCCATCAATCTTGATTATGTGACCGATGTGTCGGGTTATAAATTGCGTGGCGCAACAGAAAAATCAATTACCGGACGAAAGAAAGACGGACGCTATTTGGCACGTTTAGACCATACACAAGGCAAATATCAGCTGGCAGAGACCGACAGCGGCATTATTGTGCCGTGGGCAATGTTTGATAATTTTGCTCGCTTTGGTGACCGTTTGGCGGCGTTGTATGCCGAATTTGTACAGACGCAAATCGCGCTCGACCAATTAAAAGTGGGCTGGTATGGCAAATCAGTTGCGGAAAACACCTCGGCAGTAGATATGTCGGATGTCAATAAAGGCTGGATGCAGCTTGAGCGCGAAGAGAAGCCGGAGAACGTGATGAAGGACGGTGCAACGGTCGGAAAAATTAAAATTTTCGGCGAAGGTGCAGACTTTGAAAATCTTGATCATTTAGCGGCAGAGCTAAAAAGCGGCATTGATTTGCGTCACCGTGATCGCAATGATTTAGTCTTTTTAGTCGGTGCCGATTTAATCGGCAAAGAAGCGGAATTAATCAATAAAGCGCACGGCTTAACGCCAACAGAAAAGGCGGTGTTAGGTTCGCAAAACTTACTTGGGTCATTTGGCGGAATGCGAGGCATTGTGCCACCGAATTTCCCGGCACGTGGTGCAGTAGTGACAACATTATCCAATTTGTCAATTTACGTGCAGGATGCCAGCGTGCGCCGATCGTACAGAAACGACGAAGACAGAAAAGGCATTATTGACAGCTATTACCGCAACGAAGGCTATGTGGTCGAAGATGCCGGCTTATTTACCGCAATCGAATTTGAGAACGTCAAATTACCGGGCGAAGACGACTAACTGATTGAGGTGGCTAATGGGGTTTCGTGACTATCAAAAGCGAGTTCTGGCGTTAAAGGCGTTGGAGCAGCAATCGCCGGATAAGGTGCATCAGGCAGTTAAAAACAGCAACGCAACCACGCAGGTGTTGGAGATTGCTTTAAATAATGATATTGCACGTATCCGCGAAATCTCAAGTATAGCAGAGCGTGCGGAGTACAAGCGCGACCATTTCTTGCCGAAATGGTTGCCGTTTGTGGATGAGTATTTTCAAAAAGGGGAGCGGTATCAAAATGACGTACTTGTCTATTGTATTGTCTATCTGTTTGATGTTGGCAATATTGCTCACGCTTTACGACTTGCCGAGCGAGCTATTGCCGAAAATCAGGCAATGCCGGATAGATTTAAAAGCAACTTGCCGACGTTTGTCGCTGATCAAGTGTTTAGTTGGGCGGATAACTTGGCAGCAGTTGCGCAGAGCGTGGAGCCGTATTTTAGCCAAACTTTTGAAAAAGTGGCGCAGACGTGGCGGTTGCACGAAATCGTGACCGCTAAATGGTATAAGCTGGCAGCCTCTATTTTGATTAGGACGGAAAACGGCAAAATTCACGCCGCGTCAATTGATGATTTGGAGGCGTTGACTGTTGCCTTGTATCTCTTGCTTTGTGCACAGCGGATTTATCCGAAATGCGGCGTAAATTCGCTGGTTGAGCGAGTCGAAATGCGAATTAAAAAACTCTCACCAGGTGCCAATCCAACGGCTTTAGTGTCACAAATTACATTTGATGACGCTATTGCTAAGTTGCGTGCGGCACACCTTAAACGAGGTGAGCAATGCTAAACGGCAATGTAACCGAATATCAAGACGAAATAATCGAAAGCACTGGATTTTGGGGGGATATCAATATTGCAGAGTTTCAACGGCAACGTGCGATACCGTTTCAAATGCCTTTAGAAATGATGCGTGCGGCGTTGGTGCAAGCAATGCAAGAAATGGAAATTGAGCTTGCAGACGTTGTAGAAAAATATCAATCAGACGGTTACGCCTATGTCGAACACGTTGGCGGCGTGAGATTTGATGGCGATAACTTTTTACAAATACAGTACAAAAAAGCCGTATTTGCACGTGCAAAAGCGGATTTGTTACCAGAGTTTATGACGCTATCAGCAAGAGAGGTGCACGAAAATCGGGATTTAGTGCAGGAACGTAAAGCCTTGTTAACAGAAGCAGCAATGGCGGTTAGAGCAATCAAAGGCAAAAAGCGGAGCGGGGTATGGCTAATTTAATGTTATATCAACAATTATTAGCGTTTTTACAGCAGAAATTGCCGGCGCGTTATCGTAAAAATTTATTGGCGTGGATGGAAAGTGGCACGCTGATTGATCAGGGGAAAAACGTAACAGCGGAGGGCATAGAGATTGCGCATATCCGCTATAAAGCCACGTTCTTATTCAATGAATTGCCATTTAATCAAATCAATGTCGCCGAAATAATGGCGCACATTCAGCTTTGGCTGAATGAGAATGATGAGTTGCGTTATCAGCTGGATTTTGCCGATACCGATTTTGATGTGGATATTTATGATGATGACACCGCTGATCTGACGTTTATCGTGGAGTTTCAAGAGCCGATTACGGCAACAGCGACAAAACCGGCAAAAGATACCTTGATGATTGATGGCATAAGTTATCGCATTAATCCAATTGAGATTTATATCGCTGAAGAGGTTGAGGTGATTGATGACTGAAAAGGTGGGATTAACCGCAGAGTCAATAAAAAGCCTAAAGCGAACAGTTAAATTATTGAGCTTGCCGAAAGAGAAAAAAACAAAGCTATTAAAAATGGCGTTAAAGCAAATAAAGGATGAAGCTAAAGAGCATATCAAAAAGCAAGAAACGCCGGACGGTAAAAAATGGGCGGAACGTCGCAGCGGCAGCAACAAAAAGATGTACCGTAGGCGAGGAACATTGCTCAATATTATCAAGAATGATGGCAATGAGGCAAAGCTGGGCTATAGAGGTAAGAAAAGTCAATTAATTTCAGTTGTGCAGCATTATGGGCAAGAGATGACGGTCAGTGTCAATGCTCGGACGTTAGAGAAATTAAGAAGGCAGTTAGCTAGTCAGAGCGATCCTTGTTCGACAGCACAAGCCAGAAAATTGAAAAGTTTAGGTTACAAAATAAAGAACAAAAAGGGGAAGGAAGTATCCCCGTCAATAAAAAGCATTCAGGCGAGATTAACCAAAGGTCAAGCCGGTTTAATTGCAAGAATTTTAAAGAACAAAAATGAAGGCGACAAGAAAGGCACGCCGGCACGACCGGCATTAAATACCGATACGCAACACAATGCGGAAATTCTAACGGAAGTGGTTGAAAAAGTGCTGAAAATTTAGAACAACAAAAAGGGGCAAAATATGACATTTCCATCAGCAACGATTAACACGCTTAATTTATTAAGCGGCGAAACAAAAGAGATTGAGAGACACGCACTGTTTGTCGGTGTTGGCTCAAAAAATAAAGGTAAGTTGTTGGCAGTCACGCCGGACAGTGATTTTAATGAAATTTTTGGTGCAAGTGATACTGCACTAAAAAAACAGGTTTACACAGCGATGGTGAATGCCAACACGGATTGGTTTGCGCACGTCTATATTGCGGATGAGTCAAGTTATGACTTTGCTCAAATTGTGCGAGATGCACAAACCGTGTCTAGTTTTGAATATGTGGTCAACACCTACACAACCGGCATTGATAAAACAGCAATTAACGCATTGCAAACTTTATCGCGCGAATTATTAATGACTTACAGTCGCAGAACATTTTTTATTCAAGCGTTGGATGGTTGCAGCACTGATTCCAGCAACGGTGAAACGTGGGATCAATATGTGGCCCGTTTGACAGAGTTGCAAAAAACAGTGGTTGCTGATCACGTGATGTTAGTGCCGAATTTAATGGGTAATGATGTTGGTGCGTTGGCTGGACGACTCGCTAATTCAGCGGTAACCATTGCCGACAGCCCAGCACGTGTGCAGACCGGTGCGTTGGTCAATATTGGCAGTAATAAGCCGAAAGATAAAGACGGTGTAGAAATTAGTATTGCACATTTAAAAGCGTTGGAGCAGGCACGTTACTCTACTTTTATGTGGTATCCGGATTATGACGGCTACTACTGGTCAGACGGTCGCACGCTTGATGTGGAGGGTGGCGATTATCAGGTGATTGAGAATGTGCGCGTGGCAGATAAAGCAGCACGAAAAGTGCGCTTGTTGGCAATTGCCAAAATTGCGGATCGGTCGTTTAACTCAACCGCCGCAAGCACGGAATATCATAAAAATTATTTTGCAAAACCGCTCCGCGATATGAGCAAAGGCGCGGAAGTGGCAGGCAAACAGTTCCCGGGTGAATGTATGCCACCGAAAGATGACGCAATTACTATTGTCTGGAAAAGCAAAGTTAAGGTTGAGCTTTATATGAAGATTCGCCCTTACGATTGCCCGAAAGACATTACCGTGAATATTTTCTTAGATTTAGAAACATTGGGGGATTAATAGATGGGTGCAAGAATTTCAGGAATGAACGTTGATTTTTTCGTGCTTGGTATTCCAGTTCACGCCGAATCAGTCAGTTTAAATATTAGCGACAGTTCAGACGTAGCACAAACGCGCGGCATTCCCGATGGCTTTGTTGATGGCGACGTTAAAGGTGAAGGCGAAATTGAGCTGGATGCGAAAAATTTTGGCAAGTTATCCGCAGCAGCGGCAGCAGCTGGATCGTATCGTGATATTCCAACGATTGATTTAGTGTTCTTTGCCAGTCGTGGTGGTGAACGCTTAAAAGTGGAGGCGTTCGAGTGTAAGTTGTTGCCGACCGATATTCTCAATGTGGATTTTAAAGGCGGGCAAAAACATACAACAAAGATTAAGTTTTTCGTGACTAGCCCAGATTTTGTCCGTATTAACGGCATTCCGTATTTATCTGATTACGATACCCGAGATTTAATTGGGTAAATAGGTTTAGGCGACAGATCGGCATTAACAGAAGAACAATTATAAGCAGAAGAGGGTCTTGTTCGCCTAATTTTGGTTTGGGTTTGGAGGATGTATGAATAAATTTGAGGGTGTGTCTTATTTGGGGTCAGCGGTAGCGCTTATTAGTGGCTTAAATTTAAGTGATTGGGCAGCTATTTTCGGGATTTTATTTGGTTTTTGCACCTTGCTGATTACTTGGCATTATAAACAAAAAGAATACGAATTGCGTCGCCTTGAATTGAATGTGCGACTTGCGGAAGCGGAAAGCAAAGCGGAGTCGGTTAAATGTTAAAAAAGGTGGCAGGCGGTATCTGTTCGGTGGCGGCAGTGCTTGCCCTTCTGTTGCTGAACAGTGGTGATGAATTGAGAACAAGCGCAGCCGGATTGGAATTAATCGGTAATGCGGAGGGGTGCAGGACGCAGCCTTATTACTGTTCCGCTAATGTGTTGACAGTTGGTATTGGTAGCAGTGAGTTTGGCCAACCGATTGAACAGAGACAATACAGCTTGCAGGAAATTGCCGACAGATGGGCGCAAGATATAAAGCAGGCAGAAAATTGCGTCAATCGCTATGCTAACGGTGGAAAAATGCCGCAAGGGGCGTTTGATGCGTTGGTTTCCATCACCTTTAATGTCGGTTGCAGTGCGATGCGCAAATCAACCTTGTACGAGATGGCAAACAGTGGTTACACGCCACAAATGTGTGATCAGTTTTTAAAGTGGGTCTATGTCGGCGGCAAAAAGTCGAACGGTTTAATGCAGCGGCGTGATCGGGAGCGTAAGTTATGTTTATCAGGCTATTAAAAAATCACGCTGTAGTATTTGTATTTAGTTTGCTTTATGCAGCGACGTTTATTTCAAGTGCGGTAGACAAGCAAAAGCAAATCGCCGCGATTGAAAAACAGAAAACGGCAGAGATTGAAAAAATAAATCAAGCGCATCAACAACAAATTTTAATGTTGCAGCGACAAGCGGAAATCTATCAGCAGCAACAGCAATTATTGATAGATAAAGTGACTGAAATGCAACAAGCAGCACAACAGCAAGAAAAGGCAATAAATGAAGCGTTGGAAAGTGATAAAAATTGGAGTGATGAGCGTGTGCCTAGCGATGTTAGTCGCTTGCTCAACAACCGAAATAAAATTAATTAAACAACCGCTACTTTGCCCGACAACGGCAGCTTGTCAGCAAATAACGGTCAACATCACCACAAATAAAGATTTAGTAATGGCGTTACATAAATCACTGGCTCAAACCGATATTTGTGTAACGGCATATCAACAATTAAAACACTGTATAAATCAACATAATCAGGAGACAAAAAATGAAAACTAAAACAGCACAGCAATTATTAGAAGAGCTTACCGGCAAAGAAAGCGTAACCATTAATATTGGTGGCGTTGAGTTAGTGTTTAATCGTGATAATGCGGCGATTGATGCTTTATTTAATGAGGTCGCCAGTGGAAACGTATTAACGCCGGTGAAAGATTATTTATTGCAGGTGGTAAGCAAGGAGCACAAAGAAGATTTGCTCACCATCATTAATGCGCCGGGTGTTGCGGCGAAAATTGCCGAAAAAATTAACTCGGTATTTGTGCCAAAAATTGAAGTTACCGTAAAAAACTAGCTGAACGAGCGAGTGCAATTGAGAAAAACGGTTATTCGCAGGCGATAGCGTTAAGAATGCACTATTTACCGCAAGCCGACAATTCGGAGATTAACCTCGCTCGGGCAGTATGGCTGAACAAGCAATTTTTTGAGAATTTATCCGATGCCGTGGCAGTCGGTATCGGAAAATGTTTTTAGGGTAGTTATCTCAACGAAATGCGTTTCGTCGAGATGTTGTTAAGGGTAATGTTATGGCGTTGGGAATAGCCGGTCTTGAGTATATTTTAAAACTTAATGATCAGATGACTGCACCAATTAAAGGTATTATGGGGCAGTTTGATGCGCTTGCTGGTAAGGGTAAAGCGGCAATGGGGAATATTGCTGCAGGCGCTGCCGGTATTGTTGCTGCCGGTTATTCGATTGCCAGTGGTTTGCAACCGGCGCTTGAAACCTCACGCGCGTTAGGTGAAGTGAAATCGCTCGGCGTGGCAGAACAGGCGTTGGAGCAACTGAAAAACAAAGCCCTTTCTTTTACCTCTTCTTTTGGCGGCGCAGCGGCAGAGTTTGTACGCTCTGCTTATGATATTCAATCTGCTATCGCAGGTTTAAATGGTGATGAATTATCTGCGTTCACCGCCGCATCTAACCTGTTGGCAAAAGGCACAAAATCCACAGCGGCAACCATTACCAACTATATGGGGACAATGTACGGCATTTTTGCGGACGAAGCGGCAAAAATAGGTAAATCCGACTGGGTGGATAAAATCGCTGGACAAACCGCACTTGCGGTGAAAATGTTTAAGACAACGGGCGACGGTATGAGCGGTGCTTTTACTGCTGTTGGTGCAGCGGCAAAATCAGCAGGCATTGAAGCAGCGGAACAATTTGCGGTGCTTGGCGCATTGCAGGCAACAATGAGTGGTAGCGAAGCAGGTACAAAATATAAGGCTTTTTTAGCCGGTGTGGGCGGAGCACAAAAGGCGTTGGGATTAACCTTTACCGACAGCAACGGAAGAATGTTGGATATGGTCAGTATCCTTAACAAAATTAAGGGTAAGTATGGCGATGTGCTAGATGTTGCGGAAGCTGGAGAGTTAAAAAAGGCGTTTGGCAGTGATGAAGCGGTCGCCTTGATTAAATTGTTATTGCCACAAGTTAGAAATCTCACCGGCAATATTAAAGATTTGCGCAATGTGAGCGGCACAGCAGATTTGCAGAAAATGGCGCAAGCGATGACTGATCCGTGGCAACGGCTTAGTGCGATTATGGTTAACATTAAAGACAGTATCGGTGGACAGGTGCTGAAAAAGATTGAACCGCTTGCCGATAAAATTGCCGATATGGGCAAATATGCGGTCGACTGGCTCAATGCTAACAAGTATATCGCAAGACTGATCGGTTTTATTGGTGTCGGTATCACAGCACTAGCCGGTGCCGGTGCGGCATTAATGCTATTGGTCGGGGCGTTTAAGTTGATGGGGGTAGGTGCGAAAGGGGCATTGTTGCCAATCACTGGTTTGGGTAGTGCGATAAGCGGTGTTGGTGCAAGCGGTGTTGGTTTGGGTAAAACGCTGATTAACGCCTTTGCTGCACCAGTGCAGCCAATCAAAACCACGCAAAAATGGGCGGATTTACTAAAAAATGCCTTTACCTCAATGTGGGGCAGTGCAGTGTCCGGTTTTAACGGTTTGCGTTGGCGTTTGGCATTGTTGCCGGATCTGTTTAAATCCATTTTAGGCAATGGAATATCGCTTAAATCAATGTTTGCCGGCGTCGGGTCGGGCATTAATTTACTGGCTAAACCGTTAAATATGGTGGAAGGTTTGTTTTCCGGTTTATTTAGTGTGGCGTTTCGTTTGCTTAATCCGTTTACCTATTTGCGCTTGGTAGTGATGGCACTGTTTAGCCCGTTATCAATGGTGGCACTGCTTATCGGTGGTGTTGCTATGTTGGCGTATAAATTCAAATCACAATTGGCTGCCGTTTGGGATGGTATCAAAATCGGTTTCGGTAGCATTAGCGACAGATTGCAACCATTATCCAATGCGTTTGCTATTTTTAAGACTGCCATTGGCAAGATTGCGGATATTTTTAGTCGTATCACCGGCGGAATGCGTGCAAGCAGTGCAGAAGCTGGGCGATTTGTGCAAATTGGGATGGTGATTGGCAATGTGCTTGGTACCGGATTGGAAATTGTTGCCGGGTTTGTCGAGTTATTGGCAACGCAATTTTTAAACGTTGTGGAGATATTCGGCAATGTTGCGGATGATTTATTGGCAATGTGGGACGGCGTGGTTGCCGGTTGGGAGGCTGGCGATGCAATGCAAATTTTTGGTGCATTGGCGCAGGGCATTACTAATATTTTTGGTGATGTTTGGAAAGGCGTTAAAAAGATGTTTTTTGACTCACTTAATTGGATTATTCGACAAGTCAATAAAGTGGGCGATTATATTGGCATTAAAATTCCGGAAATTGAGGTGGAGTCATCAGTATCAAGCGTGACTGCAGTGCAAAACAGCAATTTACAGCTTGATGAGAGCGTTAAGCCAAATGCCAGACCGCAGATTAACACAACCACGCAAGGTTTGATTTCCACCGCGATGACGCAGAATAAAAACGTGAGCCACTCAATGGTGATCCAGAAGATGGAGATAAAATCAGATGATCCGGACAGGTGGCGACGTGAAACGCAACAGTGGCAAGATAGGCAGGCTTTAGGGGCAGGATATGGCTGATAAATATTTCGACCTTTTAATTACCAATGACGATTTAACGCTGGACAGCGGTAACGTGCCGATTTTGTGCAATAACCGCATTTCAATTGCGCAGGATATCAAACACGCATTGAGAGAAAGTGGATTGGTTACCGCCTTGATTGCAGAGCGTAGCCGCATTTTACGGCGAGATATTATCTTACAAATGACGTTTTTAATTGAAGAAGATGAGCGATTAGTACCAGGTACAATATTTATTACTGAAGAAAGTTTAAATCGCTTGTTTATTACCGCAGAAACATACGATTTTGGATCGATTGAATTAGGGGTGAATTTAAATGAGTCAGTTTGAGCAGATTTTAAGAGAGTCGGGATTGCCGACACAAGAAAATGAAATCAGACAGCAGTTTGAGCAGCTCACCGCGGCAGAAAATTTAATTACCAATACCAGCAGAATGTCGCCGTTTTGGCGACTGGTCACCGCTATTGCGGTGCAGCCGGTGAAGTGGTTAACAGATCATTTAATTGCGGAGATATTGCCTAATCTGTTTTTGCGTACCGCACGTGGGGCGTGGTTGAGAATGATGGCGTGGAGTGTGGGACTTGATTTTAAAGAGGCGACAAAAGCGCAAGGCGTGATCACATTTACCAAACAAAGCGATTTAACACCAATTACGATTAAAGCCGGCACCGTGGTGCAGACCGAACGCATTAATGATGTCGTTTTTAAGCTGGTTGTCACCGAAGATACCGTTATTCCGAAAGGGCATTTGTCGGGAGATGTGCCGGTTATTGCTGAACAAGCCGGCACGAGCTACAACCTTGCGGCTGGCTATTATCGCATTCTGGCGGAACAAATTAATGGCGTGGTCAGTGTCGAAAACGGCGAGGATTGGTTAATCACGCCGGGCGCAGACAAGGAAACCGATGACGAATTGCGAATGCGTTGCCGTAATCAATTTGTTGCCAGTGGAAAGCATCATATTGACAGCGTTTATAGAGCAATGGCGGCAGAAATAGCTGGCATATCGGTCGACCGCATCTATTTTAAACACGATGCGCCACGTGGCCCGGGTACAGCAAATATGTATTTGTTGCTAGATACCGGTGTGGCAAGTCAACCGTTTATTGATAAGGTTAACAAGCATATTAGAGATGACGGTTGGCACGGCCACGGCGATGACTTAGTGTGTTATGCAATGCCGGAGACCAAACATAACATTGTTTGTCGAGTCTATTTTTACAGCAATTTTAATTTATCCGCCGCGCAAAAAGCGGAAACATTAAAACGCGTTGAAGATATTATCCGTTGTGCATTTCGTGAAAATAATAATTTTGAAGTAACCAAAACTTATCCTTATCGCCGTTTTAGTTGGTCATTGCTGGGCGAAGAGATTCATCAACTTTGCCCTGAAGTCGGATCATTGATTTGGGAACAGCAAGATATCGAAAGTGATATTAGTGTGCCTCGGATCCAATCGCTGACCGTAAAAGAAGAGCGGGGGGGTAATTAATGAATATTAAATTACCGTTCTGGATGGAGGGCGTTGCCACGAGGCAAATCGCCGATCTTTTTGGCAAATGGTGGAATTTATCAATTAAAAAAATGATTGATTTACCACTAAAGTTGCTTGATGAAGAGAATTGCAGTGAAACAATGTTGAACTTAATTGCTTATGCGAGAGATGTTGAGCGTTTCGAGAATGAGCCGTTAGCACTGTTTCGCAAGCGTGTGAAATATGCGTTTATTAATGCACAGGATGCAGGCAGCAAAGCTGGATTTATCCGCATTTTTGCGCGGTTGGGTATTGGTTATGTGGAAATTGAAGAGCGATTTGACGACGAAAATTGGGATGTTGTCAAAATTATTTTAAGCGATTCGCAAATGGCACATAACAAGGAATTGCTTAATTTAATTATTAGAAAATACGGCAGAACGTGCCGCAGATATACTTATGAAGTGATTACAAAATTACCGCTGCATTTATCAGCAAGAAGTTTTAATCACGATTATGTGTGCTATATACCAAAATAACAACAATAAGGTGAGTTATGGCGAGCAAGCTAACACAAGCATTTGAAACTTATATTAGAGATTCGGTTATCAATCACACTCCGGTGATTTTTGACGAGTTTATTTTTGCTAATATTCCGGGTTTGAGCGATGACAATTTAGATAGTCATTTGACAATACCGCAAGAAAATCAAATTGTGCACCGACAGGAAGTGTCACAAATCGGCGCGCTTAATGAAAATGCGATTGTTTATTCGGTCACCGTTGGCACAGAAATCGGTGATTTTGATTTTAACTGGGTCGGGCTTGTCAATAAATCAGAAAACTTATTGGCGTGCGGTATTTATTCCGGCTTGACTTCAAAAGTCAAAAACAGAGGGCAGAAACAGGGCAACAGCATTACACGCAGCGTATTGCTTGAATTTCCACGTGCGCAAGAATTAGCGAATGTATCGGTTAGCGCTGAAACCTGGCAAATTGATTTTACAATGCGATTAAGCGGCATTGATGAAAAAATCCGTCTAACAAATCGGGACTTATACGGTCGGGCCGTCTTTTTTGATAATGCCTTTTTGCTGAAACGTAAAAGCGGCAATGTCTACACGCTAGATAGTGGGCACGCTTATATTGAGGGTGTGAGGGCAGAAATTAAACGGACGGCAGAAGTTACCGTGCCAACGTTACCAGCCTCGGTTTATGTTGATATTTGCCATCACGCCACAGTTACCGGTGCATATCAGACCGAAATTAAATATTTAACGCAAAGTAAAAATGATTATGTTGGATCGGATGGCTACCAGCACTATGTGCAAATTATCGCAGATATTGCCAGTAACGGCATAATTACAGATAGGCGCTTAACTGACAACGCACCGCCATATATTGCAGAGCGTAAAAAATCCGATTCCGTCACCTCAGCCAGCAGCGATACCGTGGCGACCAGTAAAGCCGTCAAAACCGCCTATGACAAAGCCGTAGCTGCCAACGACAACGCTGACACGCGCGTCAGTAAAAGTGGCGGCGAGATGACAGGCGGTTTGAAGTTAAAAGCAAATTACGGCACGCCTGAAAAGAAATGGGATTACAGCGGCTTTTATGCCGGCAGTGCCACTCTTAATAATGAAGATTTACCTTATTTTCAAATTCATATCGGTTCGTATGGCGGCAATACCGCAGGGTATGCTAAAAGCCTAGGCTTTAATTTAACTAATTATAAAGCTTATGTGATGAACTGGAACGGAGCGGGTGAATATATAGGCAAGAAAGAGATTTTAACCGAACTGCACCGTAGCGATTCCGTCACCTCAACCAGCAGCGATACCGTGGCGACCAGTAAAGCCGTCAAAACCGCCTATGACAAAGCGGTGGATGGCGTGAATAAAGCCAATGCAGCACAAACGGCGGCGAATAATGCGAACAATAATGCCAATAAACGTGTATTGGACAGCGTGAAGGTGTCAAATTTAAACACTTTGAGTGGTTCGCAGGTTTTTTTCTGCGATATTTCTCCAATCGGAGC